TGAACCAAATCTATCAATCTGTGCTTGAATGATAGATTGCATTTGAGTCAATTCTCTTGCTTGAACCGCATAACCAGGTTTAAACAAGATCTTTTGGAAATGTTTGGTCTCATCGAAATCATCATAAAATGGTTCGGCGGAAAAATTAAGCATTTGTTATTCCTTTTCTATACACAGTAATTATAGTCGTATTTATTAAAACTTCAGGATAGTTTGTAACGTGACTGTTTGGTCTTCAGTTTGGTAGAATGCTGATCGATTATCAATGTACAACAAATCACCACTATATCTGTCTATAGTAGGCTCTAGTAATATCTCATCTATTACTACAGATATTATACCATTAGTTAATGTTATGCCAGTAGTAAGTACTGAATTATCTTTTGGATGTAATAATAAAGAAGTAGTTGATGTTTTAGCAATAACAATATACTGATAACCAGAACTATCTGTAAGTATCATATCTTCTAATACAGTACCATTTGAAATAGTAACATTGACAGAATAGCAAGCGGATCCATTCTTATTAAAGAATAATTGTGTCGAATCGAATTGAGTAGGATTTTTAAGAATACCAAATTGTCGGTAGTCATTGTTCAAAGTAAATCCAGTACTATTATCTTGGGTAATCGTAGAATAGAACATTAATGTGTTAGCAAATAATTCAGATAATGCATTTTTGCCATGACCATATTTTGGAGATATGATTGCTCTTGCTGTAGGAGGAACAGAATTTATTCCACCATTAGGAGTAAGAGTTACAGTAGCATACGTATATCCATATCCTCTATTAGTAATCGTGATAGATTTTAATATACCATTTTCGAGTACAGATTCAGCAGTAGCGTTGTGACCATCTCCGGAAATAGTAACTACGACATTAGTATATCCATATCCACCATCGATGACTTTGATATAGTCGATAGAGCCGTCTACTGTCATCAATTCAACATTAGCTTGAATTGTATCAAGTTCACCTCCAGATACATTAGCAATAAGTCTAGCATTAGTACCACCAACACCAGTTGCTGTAATTTTGGCATCCTTATATCCGTAGCCTGGATTATCGATAATAACATCAACAATCTGACCAGATTCAACAATAGCTGTAAGATGAGCATCTACTCCAGTCGTACTTTGTATAGTAAGATTAGTTGCATTACTATTGTAATCTTTGCCTGGATCATTTATAATTGCATGGGTAATAACACCATTAACTATTACTGGAGTCAATAAGGCAGTAGCATTACCAGTAAATTTACCAGTACCAGTGCCAGTTACAGTAAGAGTAGTACCTGAAGGATAACCACGTCCACCATTAGTAATCGTTACTAATGAAATGGAACCATCAATAGAAGAAATACGAGGTTTGAGGATTGCACCATATCCAACTATTTTAGCACCCGTAAGATTAGAACCATTGGTTGCAGCAGTAAATGTAGAACCTATAGAATATGTAATCCCAGTAGTTCCTGCTGCAGTATTCCATTTAGATTGAAGTGATGCAGCAGTTCCTAGATTAGCAATAGTATACATTTGACCAACAACAAAAGAACCATTTGATATTTCTGGACTCGTTACTGCAATTGCTGCAGTTGTATTAGAAGGATATCCTGAACCAGCATTATCAATAATGATAGAATCAATAGCGCCATTATTATAAAATATGTTGTTGACTGCATTAGTAACTGGCATATAGAATCCAGTTAGGAATTTAGTTCTTAATGATAATGGCAAATTCATCATGTATTTCCATTTATAGCCATCACTAGTAACAAATGGTAGAATATCATACCCAGTAGGCATAATGGTGGACTTAGCATTATTGTTGTTATCCAAACACATATAGACATTATTGTTGGAAGTCAACACATAGAACTTTGCCTCATTAATACTAGTAGCACCAGTATAAGAAGGTATGACATAATTGACCTTTGCATCAGTTAGGATAGATCCATTAGTAGCAGCTATAAACGATGATCCAATGTCGTATGTTATATTTGTGGTACCCGCAACAGTATTCCATTTAGATTGAAGTGATGTAGCTGTTCCCAAATTAATAATAGTGTAGGTGTTGCCTATGATAAATGACCCATATGACATCTCTACAGTATCGCCATACGAATCGTCATAGTAGTCATATACTTCATCGTAAGTCCAGTCTATTCTAGGAACAACGTAACTTACATCATTATTAGTAATTTGTTTGAGTGAAATGATATCTCTTCTAGTCGCCAATTCATATTTGTATGTTGGCATTGGTGTCTCGACTTGTTCAACACCATTAACCAAAGTATATGGAACAGTTTTGCCCAAGAAATAATAGTACTTAGCCGATTTTGACACAATACTATTATAGATAGAATCTGCTATAGCATTATGCATTAATGGACAAATAGCTGCTGTCATAATAGTTCCTTTAAGATATAGTAACAATCCAAGTAATAATAATTGAATCGCCTGCTGCTTTATTTACTACAGGAAATACTGTACGACATAACATAGTGCCAGAAGTTAAGGCATTGAAAATACCTGCTTCAGTAATAGCACCGGTAGAAACACCTGCAGCAAATGTACCAACATAAGTTACTGAGTTTGAAGATTGTGTTGCTGATGTTAGAGCAATTCGAGCACCTAATGCAGTTTCTAATGCAGTATTGCCAACCACTGGACTAGTAACGCCTGTACCAACACCCATGTGAGTCATAACCCCATCAGTAGTACCTAGCAATCTTGAAATCATTAATGATTTACCAGAAGTGACTACAAGATTAGGTATTTTTCTTTTTTCTACTAATTGTCCACTGATATCAAATCTTTCAATGGTCAATTCACCTTTCATTGATATATTTTCTTGATTAAACATTTTTGTTCCTTTAGTTTGTTAATGCGATTGAGTATGTAGATCCGGCATGAGTAATTACTGGTTCAATATTAGGGTCTGTGTAGTCTGGATCAGCATATGAGGAATCCCAATACAATATTCCTAAAAATGAGACGTAATCACTGATGCCTTTTGATAATGAAGATCCTATGGAATCATCTAATGATAAAGCCTCTTCTAGTATTTTAGAAATATACAGAGTTTCTGATTCATCCAATACAATTAAATCAGATAATGCCTTGCCCATATTAATAACATTAGAATCATACGCATTTAATAGATCTAATATTGGTTTACTTAATCCATATTTATTGCTATCAATAGACTCGACTGTATCACTAAATGCTATTTGGAAATAACGATTTACTAATTGCAATGATCCAATAACATCAAATGAATTGCTAAATACTTGATTACCAAACAACTTTAAACCAGATGGATGTAATAATGCTTTTACTACACTTCTATATTTCTCTATGGATTCTACACAAGAAATGACATACGAATTAGTTTGGTAATAATGACCATCTTGGATGTAATAAGCATCAGATAAGAAACCGGAACTGTCTGAATAGAACCCAGGATATCTTCTTATAGCACCAATGGAAACGTACAATGTAGCAGTCTTTTCATCATCTAATCTAGTACCTTCAGGAACATCAATTTGAGTATAGAATTCTCTTATGATATCACCAGAATAAGATCCATTAGCATAATCGAGTTCAGCATAGAAGTTAGATGATACGAACCCAGAATCTATAAATCCTAATGTCTGGGATGCATACTGTCCCGATATTACTATTTGTGGAGTTGAACCAGATACTACAGTAGTATAAAAATCAGTGTTATATCCATTACCAAAATCAATTAATTGAACGTGTATCAATTCGCCATTAGGACCAACTTTAGTAACTTTTATTCTAGCATTAGTTCCATTAAATGAAGGTATAGTAAATAGTTGTCCAACATAGAATCCAATTCCAGGCTTGTACACCTTTATATCAGAGACAGTTTCAACTACAGTAGCATTAACATCATTCATTGATAGAATGCTACCAATTGAAATCAAATCTCTTTGGAATTTATCAAGGAATATTTCATAATGGCCATCTTCTAACAATCTTACTCTATTAGCAACAACAGGAAATATTTGGCTATTGGTGCTTATTAGTGTAGTTTGGTCAATGACGTCAAAAATATTACCAGAAGTGACATTAACAAGAACTGAAATATCTTGAACCCATTTGCCATCAGAAGCTATTAATATTTGTTCTTTGGGATACGTAAAGTCGATTTCAGTATCATACAGATGTCTGAATAGCATTCGAAAAGATTCTTCACTTCCTTTAGTAGAATAGAATTCTTTAATATGTTTTAAGAAATATCTATCATTAGGAATGCTAGTTCTTGGTACATTGATACCAAACTGTTTCCATAAAGCATCAATGAATTTATCAAGAGTAGTATCTATATCTTGCAGTTCGTCAAAATTCTCACCAATGCCAGATATTTGGTTTTCATTTAGGTGTTTATAGTACAATTCTATAAATTTTATAAAACCAGGATAATCCTCTCGAGTAAACTCAGGGAACTGATTTAGTACAACTGATAATGCTGGTATTTTATAAGTCATAGTTATCTACTTGCAGTAAAGGTATGAACTAGTCCTGAATTTGCACTTTCTGGTATTGCAGTTACTGTCAATAAACTTGGGTCGATATTAACGACATGATCCCTAACCGATACTACATCGTTGGATTGTAATTTGAAGGTTAATGTCATATAATTACTGGCTAATCTAGTAATGTGAAAATTAGTCAATGATATTTTTCCAATGGAATAATCGACTGTTCCTTGATTAGTATTAGTGACTACAGGCTTCAACGATACTGGATCAATATAGTATCTTTGGATAATTCCATATCCATCATCTTTCAGATACTGTATATTTGTTGAATCACCAAATACATAGAATCCATTTGAAGTTACTGCATCTTCAGGAACTCCCGCACTGTAAATTGGATTATCAATGTGGAATGTATAGTTAGTATTAACATTGAATTTTACTGATAAGTTTCTATCAACTACCAATGTAGTAATATTACTTGTTATAGCACTGTCTGAATTATCAATTGCAGCAATCAATTTAGAATATCTTAATACCGAATCAAATTGTCTTAGATTTGCTGTATTATAATCAAGTATAGCATTAGTAGCAATAACAGACAATTCGTTAGCAGTTTTTGATGTAGTATTAGGATCGTAGTATATTGCCGTAGTTAATCGAATATTCAAATAGAATGGATCCACGAACTTTGGTGTAATAGTTACCATCTTTCTGGATTTAAGAATATCGTTTACTATAACGTCTTTTTCAGTAGAAGTTAATGTAGAATTTGATTTAGGAAGAATCGATATGAATACACTTCCGTATACTGGAGGAAGATTATCTTCTCCGCCCCATACATTTATAGAGGCAATATTAGGAAATCTGGCAAGCAATAGTGATCTATAATCTTCTGCAGTTACTGCTCTATTGGTAGAATTGAATAATCTTGGTGCATTGAACTTGATATCATCAATCGATTCCATATCAGAACCGCCTTGAGATTGATATAAGGTAACAATAGTAGCATTAGTACTAAGATTTGGTGATGTGAATAATCTAGCACCATTTGCGGCGGCTTTCTTAGATACGAAGTAGTTGATAACTACGATATTACCAGGCGATACAGATTTACCTATTCTATCATTACCAAATTGCACCTCATATTTTCCGCCCTCAATTTCCTTTAGAAAGAATACTGTATCTGTAGCAGTAACATTCAATATGTCAGTTGATCTAGTATATTTCACCTTGGTAGTAGAATTCAAACTATCATAAACGTCAACTGATATTGTACTAATATCCACATTAGTATTAGAAATGGTATAAGTCGTATTATCTGATACTGTATAAGTTTGAGTTAATGGTGTCCCTTCAGTTATAACAAGATCACTAAATTTATAGATTCCATTTACGCTAGTGGCTACACTAGGTTCCATATTATAGAATGAGAAATTAGAACCATTAACTGTAGTATTGAATGCAGTAAGTGATGGAATCGAGACTATGCCAGGATTGCCCGATACATTAGTAAGAGTAATATTAACCACTGCTTTAGCAGAAGTTGCTGATTTTGGAAGGTATCCAAGTTCAAATGCTTTAGAGACAACACTATTTCTTATAACAGCAGAATCGAGAAAAGATTCATTGACTGCTAAGTTGAGATACAGATTGTTGTAGTGAGTATTATATGCTAAGACATCCAACAACAAGGATAAACCAGAACCTTCAAAATTATAATCTGATAAGTCTGTTTGACCTTGTAGAAATGTCTTTAAATTAGACTTGATTTTATCAAAATCTAAATCTTGAGTGGTTATCTGTTTGTTTGCCACGTCATATCCTTATGCTGTTATCTGGTTCGAGTAAGAACTAGATCGATTTGTAATGGTTCTGTTGTATTTATTACTTGAAAATAGATGCTAACATTGACGTTGTATGATTCGGGTTGGAAATTAACGACCACCTCTAATAGAACGACTCTTGGCTCAAATGCAGTAATCGTATTAATTATAGACTGTTTTAACATTATACCACTCATGGGAGTAGCAAGTTCAAACATCATGGCTCTTGCCTGAGAACCAATCTTACTATTAAACGGCCTCTCATGATTCATAGTAAGAATAAGATGTTTGATTGATGCCTTTATAGCATTCTCATCAAATCGTACAGCAATGTCACCTGGAGTAGAATACTTGAATGTGTGTCCAGAAGAAGTATCAATCTGAAATTGTGTTATACAGTTATTGAATAAAGTTAGTTGAGTATTGGATTCGATAGATTTAATTTTACCTATGAAAATACTATCCACATATAGATTATCATTTGGTTTAATCATGTATTGGAATAAAGTGGATTCTCCAACAATGATAGGAGATTCCTTAACTCCAGTAATGATTACCGATCCAGTATTATCAACGGGAACATCGTATCTGTCGTAAGCAGATGGTACTGGTGTGAAGTTTAAATCTATGTCTGAGAATGTTCTTGTTTTTTTCATTTAATTATCCTGAGTAAACGTCTGTTGAGCCTGATGATATAGAACCTGCATCAGCACTGTCGGTGTCTCTAGCTATAGCAATTCCATCGACAAACACAGTAGAAGAACTTCCAGTTATTTTAGCAGTATGAGGAACACAACTGTTGCCAACTTTATGATTGTGAATTGTAATTGCGTCACCTAATCTACAAACACCTTTACCATTAACAAACACCGATGAAGAACATACGTCAGTGGTAGTTGTAGCATCACATTGATGACCAGTTGATACAGTATCCTTTCCTGAACCTCGTGCTACGCCTTTACTTGCCATATTATTTCCTTAATAATGTTGACAAGACCCATTAGAATCGTATATAATATATCTAATGGGTTTTATCAATACATTTGTTAATTAATCCTTTGCAAAGAACTTAAATAAACCTACTTGAGTTCCTGGTTTACCAGATGATGTTACTGGAGTATTATTAATCATAGTAAATGCACGTTTCTGATTACCTTGGGTTGAATATGAAACATGAATCCAATTAGAAGCACCAGCATTTTGATATTCAAATATCAATTGATTATAAGGTAATATTTTTTCTAGTTTCATCACCAAAGTATACATTTCTGTAATAGATCGTTTTGGATGCAATTGGAAATCACATGCACGACCTTTGTTATGATCTGAACCATCACCCGAACCTGGAACATTACCAGGATTACGCAAACCGGAATTTATTTTCCAAGTGCCATTACTACTCATATCAGTACAGGGTCCTAATAGATCGTATATTGGTTCAAGGACATTTTCACATAATGCTGCCAAATTAGCAACCAATTCTTGTTTAGTGTACATGCGAGTAGGTGTTCCAGCTTTTTCACTTTTACCACCAGGCAGTGCCTGATCTCGTAGCACATTCTTATCCTTAATGAGCATTCCAAGAGTAAAGTGTTTGGATAGTTGGTAACTCATTGGGAAATCAGTTTTAGAATCAATTTCAGCTTTCTTATCAGAAGATAATCCTTTTGATGAATCCGAACCACCTGACAATGCGGGTGCATCTTCTCTTGCCCCACTATCATTATTGATTGTATTAACTGAAGGTTGTCTATTTGACAATTCATCCTTTGCTTCTTCTGTATTATTTTGAGCAGCAATTGCTTTAGCACCTTTTACGCTAGAAGCATCTTCTTCAGTATCATATCTCATTTCTGATATTCTATCTGGCGATGGTAAATTATCAATGATTGCACTGTTGGAGATTGCTATTGGAGGTGGTACCAATCTATTTCTAGTAGAACCAGCAGCTTGCAATGATGTTTTATTTTCAACTGGAGCATCGGCATATTTTTTATCATATATGTCTGGTTTAGAACTACCTAACATCCCTTTAAGTGTATCTGATAAAGGCAAGTTATTAAGAATAGAATCTACTAATGAATCGTTTAATGTATTTGGATTATAGTTTCCAGCTGGATTCAGTGTTGTGTCTACCAAGACATGTTCTTCATCTCTGTCTTTAATTTCTTCACCTTTGAAATCAACTGGTTTCTTTTTCTCTCCAAGTTTATCAAGTGCTTTTATTGCTGTTGGTGATTCGCTACCATTTAGACTAATTTTCTTACCCTTTCCAACAAGATTGCCTGTAGCATTAAGTGTAAGTGTTTCACTAGTATCCGATTGTAATGTTTTAGATTTGATTTCAATTGCTTCTGCAATATCTAACTTGAATGATTTGGATTTAATTTGGTAAGCACCATCTGTTTCTATTTTAATATCGCCTGAAAGTTTCATAAGAGTTTCAGCGGTAGATTGAGTATCTCCACCTTCCATACTGATATTCTTTTGAGTTTTCAATTTCAATGCATCATTGGATTCGAGAGACATTGTACCAACAGTACGAGTATTGAATGTCTTACCAACTTCAAGATTATAGTTACCTTCAACAAGAACATTCATGTCACCACCGACAGCAATATTCAAGTCTTTAGCAACACCAATATTAGCATCATTATGAAGAATAATATCACTAGTACCATTTACTTCAACGGTAGCATCTCCGCCACATAACAGATTGGTATTACCATTGATTGTAATATTACAACATCCATTAACAAATATGTTACCATTATGTTCTACGATATAATACCCATCGCCAATAATATGATTGACTTGAGTACCATTAGCATCAATTTCAATGAATGTACCTTTCTTATGATACAAGTTTACTCGCTCACCAGCAGGACTATCATCAAATTCAAGAACATGACCACTTTCAGATTCAAACACTTTATTGTATGGATAGACAGAACTAAATCCTGCTCTAGGTTGTTCGTAACTTCCTCCATTAGGAGTTGGTATTGATTTATGTCTAGTCTGGTCTTTATATTCTACATTTGTACCTTTAAGAATTCCACGAGCAAGACGATTGGTATCTGGCTCATTCATGTAATCCCTTAAAGGATACTTACCTTCTGGATCGGTAAAACCATTCTTATCAAAATTCTCTTCTCTTGATTCAGTGTACGCTTCTTTCTTATGAGGAGGAGCAGTAGCAATTTCTTTAGGAGTCTTCTGAATAGTAGATGTAGCTGGATCTTTATCTGATGCCGGAGCAGGAGCAGGTTTACCACCTAAAAAGTATTCATTATATCTTCTCTTTAATGGCCATCTTTTATCATCACCGCCAACTGCACTTAATGCAATATCCATAAATCCAGGATTGTGTTGTACAGTTTTCCAATCCTTTAGTTTCCATTTCAAAAATGCTACAACATACTTTGCATTTGTAAGAATTGCCTCATCACTTTCACCTTCAAGTAATTCTGGATTTGCATATAAATCTATTGTTGGATCATTTATCCTTTTTGACATTGCTTTATAAGCATCTGAAAAAGTCAGTTGGATATAACCTCGACCATAGTAATTACCTTCAGATGCTGGTTTATGTTTTCTAGTACCATACAACCAACCAAAATATTCTACAGCAGTATTTCCATTCTTCTTGCTAAATTTACTGTATTTTTCTGCATCTGCTTCAGATACATTACTAAACGTACCACTTAGTAGTTTTTGTTTACTATGTGGCCAGAATTCCCCAATACATTGCCAAGACGATTCACCGCCAGCAATAGCCAACATAGCACATTGAGCATATTTTGAAGTAAATCCTCCAGCAATCATTTGTTCTTTGATTGCCTTAATACCTTTCATAGCAATCTTGGCTTTGTGTCCAGTCAGTTTTGCTTCAGGTGGCGGAGTATCTGGTATAGGTGCATCTACTATTGGATCTGCCATAATGTATCCTAAAAATTAGTTTCGAAATAAGAAGAAATTGAATCTATAGTATCAAATTCTTTCGGTAATGCAAATGGAGTATATTGTTCTACTGTATATTTTTCTTGATTCAGTAAAGTGACTTCATATAGATTGGTGTATTCGTTTATGAGTGCAGTGCCAATAATCGTACTATCTTCCATATTAACAATATTATAAGTAGTAACAGGACCATTAGATGTCTGAACTGTAACAGCTTTTATTTGGTATTTGTCACCTCGTTTCTGTTCAGTACCCGAATCAGCATTGATTTCGTCAGCAATCTGAGATACTAAATCAGTAACGATATCTCCAGTAGAACTAATAAGATCACCATCTTCGTCGGTCGATACAACACCATTAGTAACTTCAGCAATTAATGCAGCAGATTGAGTCATTGGAATACCACCAATAGTACCAAGCATAATTGGTTGCTGTTGATATTCATCCAGGAATATAATAATAACCCAAGTACCTTGAACTACTCCAGTAGGTGACCAACCAATACCATTCATCGACGCACTAGTAATTGGTCCCATAGGATGAGCCCATGGTAAATCTTTTGTTGGCAACAATACCTTATCATGAGTATGCAATCCAACAATTCTTACTTGGCATCTGCCTAGCATAAGTGGATCTGCTCTCGATTCAACACATCCAGTATAAAAAACTTGGCTCATTTAGCCTCCATAATAACATTAGTAGAATCTACAACTATCAAACTAGTAATACATTTTAAACTCTGGATAGTATTTGGATAAATTAGGTTTATCATATGTCTTTTTAGTCTCAATTATAGATAAGAATTTGATTTTAAGAATTCCTTTAGTAGAAGCAGATTGTTTTGCTTTTGATTCTTCTGACCGAGGTCCATTAGAAATACCTTTCTTTGAAGCAGATATTTTATTTTTAGTTTCTTCTAAGTGAGGACTTCTTTTCTTACCAGTCATTGTAGCAGATCTTTTAGCATTAGATTCAATAGATTGTATTTTACCCATAAGAGCAACAGAAATTTTAGCACCAAATCCTTCTGGTTTAGGAATACCTTTTAGTGCATTAGATATATTTACTTTGCGTTCTTCTGTACATGGACCAGTTTTCTTTCCTTTCTTTGCTTTAGATACATTTGGCTGTTTCTTTCCTTTCTTTACCATTGATATTTTTGCTTTAGTTTCTTCAGAAAGAGGTCCAAATGATCCGCCATCTAATCCATTTTCTAGTTTTAGATTTGCCCATTCTTTAGATTCTATTATATTATATTCAATAGAAAAATTAAGTGCAAATTCAGATATTGATGTATTGAAATATGGTTCCGATATCCATAAAGTTTCAATATATTCTTTGCCATATTTCTTTATATGTCTTTTCCAATATTTGCCGGATCCGTTATATTTGTACGGATCGACTTTTGAAGTTTTGCCAAAATATTTCATTCCTGTAATAGAATGTTGTTTGATATAGAGATAAGTTGGTACGATTGGCTGATATATAGTTTGGCTGGTCATGATAATTCCTATAATTGTCTTGAAGAATGATTAGTGCTACTGGATGCTTGTAACATCGCGAGTAGCTTTTTGTACTATATGTATTTATAAAAGTTGGCATATTATGTTGTCTGACACATCGTCGAGTCTTTAATGAGCTCGAAAATGCACTTGTGAGATGTTCTATCAATAAAGTGCTTAATAGAAGAAATAATATAGTCACCAGAAAATACCAAGTCGTCAATATCTTTGTCTTCTTTATCGATAGGTTTTATTTGATTGAAGTATACGTTAATCTTTTGGCCAACAGTATAATCAGTTCTACCCAATACAGTAATTTCAATCTTAGCACTATCGGCCAAAGTCAACAATGATCTTCTCTTCTGGAATATCTTAGAATTCGTAATATCATTATTACCAGGAAGTACTCCATTAGCTTTGTGAATAGTAGCAATTGCTGCAGCAGGAGAATGTAGGATATTCTTGCTAATCAATGGATACTTGTTAAGCCTCTTGTCATCCTCATAATCTTTTAGGAAATCGAACCCGGCATAATTGTAAGTCTTGGTTGTAATATCATGAGTAATCAAAGTAGAAGCAAATGCTCCATTAGTAATTCTATCTATGTAATCAAATGCTACTGGAATATTGACATCAATAACCTGACTGAAATCCTTCTCAATATTTCTTATCGAACCATTAGAAGCAGGAATATAGTCTCTTGAATAATCATTACAGATGAAGTTTCTTACTACCGGATAGGTATAAAGTTCTCCTAATGAAACAAAGTTCAGTCCATTTCGATTCTCAAAGAACAAGAATGTTGGTGAGTTGTGATTACTAATAGCATGTTCAGCAAGATAATTTAGATTCTTGACGGGAGACCAATAATTAGAAACATAAGTTACTGCATTGATTGTTGGTTCTATATGGAATCTTTCTGGATCACTTATACTACATTCAGTAAGAATAGATGCTACAATATCACTAATATTACCAGTATATGCTTTACTCAATTTCAAGTTCAGATCCATGATGGCTTCAGATGAAATGAAATGAAGCATGTACCCAACTACACGATTACCAATCATTTCTCGATTAGACATTTTATAGATTTTACAGTTTAAATCAATGATACCTTTCTTATCAGTAAATCCTGGAGTCGATAGTTTTATCTTTATAGTTTCATCACCTACCAACGGAAAGAAGTTAACAAGATCGAGAGCATCCTTAACTACTATAGTACCAGTAATAAATGGTGAAAATATATCTTCATATATGTTAAGTGATACGACTTGGTTTCTTATATTCAATGAGTTGAGTTTTGATGATATAATCTCTATGAATTCGATATTAACATCGCCAGCATATTGTAAATCTGTAGTAATTTCTGACATTATAATTTACTCAATTCTGCTGCCACTTGTTCAA